CACGCTGTGTGCCCATGGTGTGCCATTGGGTCGCGCTCGCGCGTCATGCGCACGCGCCTGGTCGCGCACGCGCGGGAGCACGCGGGCACCCCGCGGGGGGATGCGCGCCCCCGACGCTCGTCAGATACCCCCACGGAAATTTGTGATGTCGTCGAAACCCTGTTTTGGCGACACGTGGTGGTGTGGAAACGTGCTTCGGGGTGACGGGTGGGGCTTGAACCCACAACCATCGGGACCACAACCCGAGGCTCTGCCAGTTGAGCTACCGCCACACCGAAGCACGCTTCCCTCCCCTCGACACCTCAAGGGACACCCCATGCACAACTCATTGATTCCATGCGCATGTGGGGGTAATCCCGCTCCTCGCTGGGGGTCCCATAAGGAGAGCATGATGGGAATGCCTAGGTGTTACCTAGGAGTGTCCCATGGGATATCCCATGAGACATCCCATTCAACACCACCACCAAGAGAACACCTAGGAGAACTCCTTAGGAGCATCCTGAAGTCACCCATAGGTCACCTCTAGCGGTGTCCTTTGAGTCCCTTCAGGCTTGCATAAGTCGCCGTCCAGCTTTTCGGTCTCGGACTGGTCGTAACGAAGACGTCCCCGTCGATGAACTCCTCGATCGCCTTGTTGAGCATCTCCTGTCGATGCAGCTCCTCGACGTTGCTTTGGTCAGTCCCGAGCATCTCGGTCCAGTACGCAACGGCACCTGCGAGTGCGTCGAGCCTGTCGTCTCGGAGCAATGCCCCCTTGTCACGCGTGATCCGCGTCAGTTGGTAGAACAACTGGTACTCTTTCTCCTCAACCTCGAGGTCAGCACGGATCAGCTCCGGGCTCACAATGAGGTGGTGGCCGTTGAGTACCGGCTCCAACGTGTCGATGATCCGCTTCTCCTTCTGCACGTTCGACCGGATGTCCTCGGTCGTGCAGGGATAGTGCTTGACGAGCACTGGCGTGAGGAGTCGGGTGAACATCCCGTCTCCGAAGTTGCTCTCGACGCGGATGAACTTCACCTGGTGCTTCTTGGCGAGCATCACCAGAGCGAGCAGGGTCTGGTCCTCGTAGCCCCCGGAGAATCCACCAGAGGCCAGCAGGTACAGGTTGCCCTTGAGCATCGCCACGATCGCGTAGCCCGTCTCGTCCTTACCGCGGCCCGAGGGGTCGATGAACATGACGCAGCCCTCGTACTCGGTAAACTGGTCACTGACGTACATCGGCTGGTGCCAGCGGTCGCCGGTCAGGCCCACTACCTCGAGGTCGTTGATCACCTGCTTGGAGCCGGAGCCCCACGCGAGCTTCACGGGGGCGAGCTGGGGGCTGGTGGCAAGGACGACGAAGTCCGAGAGCTTGAGCGGGTAGCGGTTCGCATCCGACAGGCTCGTGTCCAGCATGAACTGGAGGGCGAAGCCTGAGCGGGCGTACGACGCCTCACGCTCGAGCAGGTCTAGGTCACCGAACCGCTGGGGGTCGGTAGGCGCCCCGCGGCCGGCGCACATGGTCGAGAGGTTGGGCTCTCGCTCGAGCGCACGCTGGAGCAGGGGGGCGAGTCTACCGCGGTACTTGTCGACGTCGTTGGGATACCGCGCCGGCCACACGCGCATGGCATAGCCACGGCCGGGCAGGTCGTTGTACAGCGACATCTCGCACTGCGGGGTCCCAAGGTACACCACCTCGGAACGCATGATGCCCAGCACCTTGAGGTCTTCCTCGGCCATGAGGATCGCGTCGAACTCCTTGACCAGCTCGGAGGTTCGCTCGCGCATGACCTGGGTCAGGCTGTTCTTGGGCGTCTCGATGTCGTCAGCGACGATCAGCGAGGCCCGGCCCCCGGTCATCTGCCCGGTGATGCCGATGGAGCGCACGCTGGGAGACTGGTGGGGATTGCTGGCGCCGACGTCGAAGGCGACCGTGGAGTCGCGCATGCCGGCTTCGGGCTTGAGGTGTTGCAGCGTCGGCCATTCCTCGATGAGGCGGCGGACGAAGATGGAGAACGCGTCAGCCCGTTCCTTCGAGGCCGACACGACGAGGATGCGTTCCTGCTGGTTGCAGTACAGCTTCCAGCACACGAAGGCCGCGGTGATCCACGACTTGCCCACGCCCCGGAAGGCCTCGATCACCTTGCGGCGAGGGCCGTGCTGGAGGTAGCTGGCGATGTCGTACTGAGCGGGGGTCGGTGCCGGCAGACGGAGGAACTTCCACAGCAGAAACAGGAACTTGCGGAAGTCCTCCTTCAGCGGGTCCATCCTTTACTTCAGGGTGACGCGCTCGTCGAACTTGGCGACGATCTTCGGCCAGACGATCTGGCGGAAGGCCACGCCGGCCGCGAAGCCGACCCAAAAGACGGCCGCGATTTCCAGGAAGATTTGCATCATGGGGATTCCTTGGTTGGGGGATTGGTGGGACCCGCGCTCCGGCTTTCGGGAACGGGTCTGTGGCTGCGCTAGCAACCGGGTTGACCCGGAGATAGCTTGGACGTCCCATAGGGGTCTCAGAGGGCCTGAAAACGGCCTTGCTGAAAGGGTCCCCTATGAAACGGCTTGGGAACGCACCAATTTAGTGCGCGGCGCCCATCAATGGGCTATCGGTGCGTCGTGGTCCTCCGGGGGCTCGTAGCCCTCGAAGGCCTTGGACAGGTCGGTCATCGGCTTGGCCCGGCCGGGCGCCACGGAGATGTTGTTGTCCTTCAGGAAGGTGCGAATCTGAGCGTACATGGCCGGGCTCGGCCGGATGCGCTTGGACTTCACCTCGCCCGTTTCCTTGTCCGTCCAGCTCACTTCCTCGCCGTTCTGGATGATGTCGAGGAACTGCTCGCACATGAGGCGATGCAGCTCCCCGGCTTCGTCGACCGTGGCGCGGGTCACTGCGGCAACCCACCCCGCATGCGACAGCCGTACTCGTCCGTGACGGTGCAGTCGATCGTGCGCATGTTGATGAAGTACGTGCCGCCGGCCACGAGGCCGAATGCGAAGCCCGAGGCGGCGCCGATCTTGTAGCTGAACGACGGGCCTTGTTGGTTGAGCTTCTGCGAGAGCTGCTGGTAGCCGTTCTTCAACAGGTACTGCGGCTCGAAGCTGCACGCCTTGGTCGACAGGACCGCGTCGCGGTTGTGGTCCGCCGCGCCGTAGCCCGCCCACGAGGACGTCTTCGTGCCGGAGAAGCCATCCGCCGGTACGTCAATGCGGACGGACATGATGTTGCTGCCGAAGCCGCCGAACTTGCCGGTGTCGATTGCGTTGATGCCCCACTGCTTGTCGATCGTCAGTGTGCCCGCGGGACAGCCGGCGAAGCGGCCGACCGGAGTGGGCGTCGGGGTCGGCGTGGGAGTCGGCGTGGGCGTCGGGGTCGGTGCCGGGGTTCCCGCGGGAAGCGGGCACGACAGCACGTTCGCGTCGATCGAGCACGTGATGTCCACCGGAGCAGCCTTGGCCGCTCCAGTGAGCAGCATGAGGGCCAGCATGAGGGCCAGCATGAGTTTCTTCATGGGTTCCTTAGTGAGGGTTGCGAATCTCTTTGACCTCGTCGCGGACTTCGCGCATGAGGCCTTTCAGCTCGTCGAGGTCACGACGGTAGTCGTCCTTGACCACGTAGGTGAGCGGGAGCGCCGCGAGGAACATGCGGTACTCACGCTCCATCGCCGCGAGCTTGGTGTCGCGGACGATGTTCTCCCGCTCCCGCTTCATGTCCTTCCGGTATTGCCAGGTCGTGATGGCGGGTACAACAAGTGCGAGGATGCCCACCAGGTGGCCGGCAAATGCTTGCAAGAAGTCGATCATGGGAAGGCACAGAGGAGTGAGGTTTGTCCCGCGACGACTGCCGGGATTGGGCTGTGGATTACGATCTGGAAGCCGATGTTCTCGACCCCACCCGACAGCGTTGCAGTTGCGGTGCCGGTCGCCCCAGCGGAGGCGACGAGCCCTACGGCGATTTCCAAGTTGATGAAGCTCGCTGCGGCCTGCTCTTGTACTTCGACGGTGGTGGATGGCGCCGTGAAGGTCGCTGTGTTGTTGTTCGCGAAGCCGAAGAAGATGCGCACGCCAGCCCCGGACGGCGTGATGGAGGGGGCGATTACACTGGTGCCGCTTGCGTTGACTTGCCCACCCCCCGTGCAGAATGGGGTGGTCGGATCGGCGTTGAAGGCGGATACGGCTGCGCCAATGTACGTCGTCGAGCCGGACAGAGTCCACGCCCAGCTTGCACCTTCGCCGGATGCGATCTTCCGGTACACATTGCAGCGGCGCACGCCGGATTGCATCGTGTCGCTGTACTCCAGCGTCCACCCGGAAGGAACCGCTGAGACTGTGGTCGACGCGCCATGAATGACGACCGCGAGCATTGCGTCACCATCCACCGTGCCAGTGGG